GCGCTCGGGACAGGCATCGCGGGCCTGCGCGGAGCGGTGCTGCGAGAGAGGTTCTGGACGGGCCGCGAGACGCGGTAGCCTGCGGAGCGTCCACCGCCGCCGCTGTAGGAGCGGCCGTAGCCGCCTCCGCCACCCGAGGAGCCACCACGGTAGCTCCGCGCGCCCGTGCCCCGCGAGGAGGGGCGTGAGCTGGCCGCCCTCCGCGAGGCGTTCTGCGACTGCGCGACGCCCGTCTTTCGGATCGTGGATGCACCACCGAGGATTGCCATAACTCAACTTTCTGGCTAGGTTTACGCGAGGGACGTGTTGAAGGTCGGGTCGATAGCGACCAGGGCAACCAGCACCGTCGAGCCGACAGCGCCTGTGCCCGTGTTGTTGACACGCACGGAGCAGCCCGTGTTGGTGATGTTGTAGACACCGAACGTGAGCTTTTCGCCGTTGGCTGGCATCGCCGCCGCGGTGGAATTGGCCGAAGCCAGCACCAGGGGGGTCACACCAGAGGGGAAGGCCTGTGGCCAGGTCAGGCCCGTGTAGTTGACCTGGCTGGTCGCTGCCTGACCACTGACATCCACCGTGACCGTCTGAATGTGGTGGACGTGCACGCTCTCCGAGGTCGCCCAGGCGACGACATCGAAGAAGTTCTCCATCACCTGCGAGATGTCGTCGGGCGTGAAGTTGCGAATCTCGTACTTGGTGACTGGGTTGGTCACGTGCCGATCACGATCCAGTGCAGATCGCCGCTCTGCGTGGTGTTGCCGCCACCCTTGGTCTCCACTCTGGTTCCCGCGCTGCTCAGGCCAGGAGCACCGTTCATGTAAGAGATCAGCGGGATGTTGGAGTCCGACTTCACCGTCAACAGCAGCGCCACCACCGTGGCGAAAGTAGTGCCGTAGGTGACGGTGACATCGATGCCGCTCTGCGCCGTCATCGTGTACGCCGTCTTGCCCGCCTTGACCTTCCAGCCCGTCGCCCCGACGACGACCAGGCCGCGGATGTCGGCCGCACCACCTGAGCCGTCGGAGTGGGGCAGCGAGCCGTTGATGAAGGACACGAGGTCGGTGAAGTTGGTGTTGACCTGCGTGGCGTCAGCCGTGGTGGCGTTGGTAAACGAGTAGGTAACTGAGGCTGTGCTCATGCGAGGTTCCTTGGCTGGACCACGAAGGCGAGACCCTCAAACGTCCAGGGGTTGGAGGAGGTGTCGTAGACCTTGACGCGGATAGCTGGGGAAGTCCCAAGGCCGTTGAGCTTCTTGCGGACGATATCGAAGCCTCCACCCCAGAACGCGCTCCCCCAGATCGAGCTTCCCCAGGTCATGCCGCCAGGCGAGAGGTTCACAGAGTTGGTTTTCACGTCCGCGCTCGCGTAGTTGCGCTGGACATCGACGTTGACGTTGAAATTCCCCGCGGCGATGAACCAGGCGTACATGCGGCGGTGGAACTTCCGCCGCTCGGGGATACCGAAGTCCATCCACTTGGTCGTGAAATAGGCGTCGATGATCCCGTCGTGGGAGAGCACGGCGTCGTCCATGTAGTGGATCTCGTTGATCACGGACCCGATGACCTGGCCTGAAGGCACCATCGTCACCGCGTTGGCGGGGATGTTGGCTGGCGTAACCGTCGAGGTCGCCTTCGTCCATCCCGTGGAGGAGTCCGTCACGGCGACGGCAGCGGCAATGTTGTCGCTGATGAACGTGCCAGCGCCGTCGTAGAAGCGGATGAAGGCTTTGACGCTACGAGCCGTGGTCTGCGTGCGAAACCACATGTCGACGGTGTAGGTGTACTTCTTGTTGACGGGGATGCCACCCGTCCCGTCGGGTGCGCCTTTGAAGTAGCAGTCACCACCCGCTGTGGCCTGGATCTGGAGGGACTTGGTGCCAGTGCGGGCCTGGACGGCGGTCTGGGTGAGCGTGGAGTTCTGAATGTTCGCCCAACCTGTGGCGTCCGTCTCGATGCCCGACTGGTTGGCGGTGAGCAGGTTGTCGGCGCCGCCGTCGTTGGTGCCGCTCAGCAGCCGTAGCACCCTGTTGGTAGCGAAGGCGTCCGCGGCGTACAGCTCGTTGGTCCCCTGGCGGTTCCAGATGGTCGCCATAGTGACGTTCCAGGAGCGGAACTTCGTCCAGGTGAGCGTGACGAAGTCGAAGACGTACGCCGTGTCGGGGTAGGCGTCGGTGCCGAGTTCGTTGACCCAGAGGTAGTACTTCTGCTGGAAGATCACGCCGTTGGACTTCGCCAGCGTGGAGGCCGAGAGCGCGTTCAGGGCGGGGTCGATCTTCTCGGAGAGCCGCGAGACCTTGCCACCGTCGAAAGAGAACACACCGCGGTTGGAGAGGAAGATCACACCCTTGTCCCAGACGGCCACGCTGCGCGGCGCGACACACCCGAGGGAGGGGTTGCCGAGCACGAGCTGGAAATCCCGCGGGGTGTTGCCTCGCAGCGTCCAGACACTCCCTGTCTTCAGGATCACCAGCGAATCCAGATAGGGGACGATCTGCTGGATCACGTCGCCGTCGTCAGGCTGGACGTCGATGAAACTCGTGGACTTGTAGTACTCCACGTCCGTCGGGCTGGCATCCGAGCCCGAGTAGCGGATGCGAGACTGGTTGGCGCCCGCGTCGGTGTTGCCGAGGAAGATGCGGTTCTTGTGGACGGTGATGTACTTCGCCTTCGGCATGTTGCCCGTCGCGTCCAGCGTGGTCCCCATCCGCGTGAACGTCGTCCCGTCCCACTTGGCGGTCTGGTCGGTGCCGTTGATGATGTACGCGGCGCCCTTCATGACCGCACCCTCGTGCAACTGCCCAGCGGTCTGCGCGGTCGCCCCCGAGATGGCGGACTCGACACCGCTGGTGTTGATCTGGGTGATCGCGTTGTTGGTACTCGGCACCGCTATCATCCGCGTGGTGCCGTTGGGCGTGGTGAACGGCAGGAGGAAATCCAGCGCCTTGGCGGTGACGCAGAACACGCGGCAGCCGTCCCGCTTTTTCACCGCACCGCGGATGTCGAAGGTGACGTTCAGGCAGTCCGCGGTCTCGTTGTCGCCGACGTGGAAGGCGTCGGAGAGCAGGTTGAGCCCACCAGAGAAGTTGGTGCGCTCGACGAGTTGTAGACGCAGCGGGCTCATTCCCAGGGATACCTCAGCCGCTGGGAACGGTCGAAGAGCTGCTGGCGTCTGCCCCAGATCAGCGGCGTGACCGATGGCGCCTTTAGCAGGTCCTGGACGAGCAGGTCGATGCCGTCGCTGAACTTCTTCCCGACATCCGTTGCGGAGTCGGTGTCCCCGATCTTCAGGTACAGATACTTCAGCCCGCCCCACTTGAGGACGAAGTGGTAGCGGGACGGGAACACGGGGATATTGGCGTCGTCGGTGAGGTCGGATGCCAGCTTGACGTAGACGATCTGGACGGCCTGCGCCGCTGAGGGCGTCGGCCAGAGCACCAGCTTGGTGCCCTCCAGAATCGTGTAGTGCAGCAGGCTGGTGCTCGCCGTGCTCGGGCTGGCACCGTACGGCTGGAGCTGGAAGTAGTGCTGGGGCTGCAGCTCCTCCAGGTCCACGCCTGCCGACATCACCGCCAGCAGTCGCGGCATCTCCAAGTCGGTCAGCGCCATATCCGTCGCCGTGTAGTCGGACTGCGCGTTGACGGTGTTGAAGGTCGCGCGGGCGATCAGGAACGGCCAGGGGTCGTTGCCGAGCGCTTCCTGGTAGGCGTCGTTGATGTAGGTGTTGACCTCGGCGTCGCTGACGTCGCTCGCGTCAACGTCCGCGAGCTGGCGGATCTGCGAGCGCAGCGTGGCGAGGTTGGCCATGAGGCCCCCTTACCAGCGGCCGATGAGGAGGACCTCGTAGGCGCCCGTGGTCGCGGCGGCCGCGGCCAGCTCGGTGCCAGCCAGGGCGAACAGCTTCACCTTCGGGGCGGCGCCAGAGGCACCAGCGGCGAGCGCGGGGATGCCAGGCGCGGCGCCAGGGGTGCGGTTGTCGGCGAGGACGAGCATCGCGTCGATCTGCCGCAGACCCACGTCAGGCAGCGCATCCCCACCCGTGGTGTAGGTGCCAGCGGCGGTCAGCGTGCAGCGGACGGCGCGGAAGTTGCCCGCGTAGCTGTTCAGCCCCGCGCCAGGCTGGAAGTTCAGGAGCTGAAGGACGGGAGGGATCAGCTCCATGATCCCGTCCTTGCGGTTGGTGACGGTCCAGGTGGTGGCCATGTGTTCTCCAGAAGAAGAAGGCGTGGGCGCAGAGGCCCACGCCCTCTCAGGGTTGGTCGGTGGATCAGGCGGTCTTGGCGGTGATGACGCCCTGGCGCTGGCAGTTGGAGGCCACGAGCTGGCCGTAGGCCAGGATCTGCGCGTAGCGCGCGTCGACCTGGAACTGCCGCACGAACGGGGTGTTCTTGAACCAGACGTCGCGGTGGCCGACCAGCGAGATGTACTTCGAGTTCAGGAACCACATGGTCCCCGCCACCGTGCCCGTCTCCGAGCCGATGTTGGAGTCGAAGAACATCGTGGCGCCCTTGAAGAGCAGGTTCTGGAACCCGCCGTCCGCGGCGCGAGAGTCCGAGAAGCGAAGCTGCGGCTGCAGCAGGCCCTCGTACTTCTCGTACAGCCCCTGGGTGGTCAGCACGAGGTCGGGGTGGTCGTTGCCCTTGGACACCGTGTTGTAGGCCGTGGTCATGCGGGACAGGCCCAGCACCTCAGCGGTGGTGTCCTTGTAGCCCGCCTGCCACTGCGTGGTCACGGTGCGGTCGATGTTGCCGAAGTTCCCGCGGGTGGGGTTGGTGGTCTCCACCAGTGCGCGCAGGCCCCACCATTCCTTGTTGGTGTTGCCCGTGCCGTTGCCGAGGAACATGATGTCCATGCCCTCGGTGATGCTCATCTCGGCCTGCTTGACCTTGGCCTCAAGCAGCTTGATGACCTGCTCGACGCCGTTGTTCTTGGCCTCTTCGATGCCCGAGATGGCGATCAGCGCGGCGTACTGCTGCCACGGGTACTCGGCCGCGTCCACCGCGGTGGTGGTCGCGTTGCCCGTGCCACCACCCGAGGGGATGGTGTCGTAGTCCGCGTAGGAGCCAGCGGTCGAGTTCTTCTGGGCGAGCAGCGGCACGACGATCTTGGCGCCACCGTCTTCCTTCTCGAACCGACCTTCCTGCTGGAGCCAGTACGCGAACGGGTTCGCCTTGAAGATGTTGTCCTCAAGGGTGTCCCTGTAGTTGTACAGGGTGGTGCTCAGGATGGTGTCGAAATTCGGGTTGGCTGGCATCTGTCAGCGATTCCTTTTGGAGCCTGCGGGCAGGCCCCGCAGGGGATCAGTCGATGAAGGTGTCACGCAGATCGGTGATGCCCTCGTCCTCCATCGCGTAGCTGAGCGCCTCACGAAGGGACTTCGCCCGCGGGCGGTTCTGTGGTCCCTGCGGGGCGTTGAGGCCCTGACGCTGGACGGGCAGACTCCGCTTGGCGGAGTAGTCCTGGATCGCCTTGCGACTGGCACGCTCGGGCAGTTCCTGCCCGTGCAGCCCGTAGAAGGCGAGGACGGGGTCGACGATCTGGTTGGCGAAGGCGTACTGGAACAGCTCGTCCTCATCCACCTCGACGCCGAACTGCTCAGCGAGCTGGTCGACCTGAGCCATCTGGGTTTCCAGATACTGGTCGGCCTGCTGCTGGAGCTGCTGCTCGACGAGGGCTTCCTGTTGGGACAGGCGCTGGTCGAGCTGCTGGTACCGAGGGTCGTTCTCTTCCTCGGGCTCGAAGTCGTCGGTGGGTGCGGCATTGCCGCCCAGGCCGTAGTGCTGGGCAAGCTGCGAGAGCGTGCCCTGGGGGTCGGTCTCCAGCATGCTGAAGAGCTGGTTGGCTGCCTCGACGCGCTGGCGCTCCTGCGAAAGGCCCTGCGTCTTGCGGGTGTAGTCCTGCTGACGCATGTAGCCCTTTGTCAGCTCGTCCCTACCGACGACGGTGCCGTCAGGCAGGGTGAACTGGTCAGGAGCTGGCTCGGTGCTGGGATTGGGCTCGGTGGCCTGGATTGCGGGCGCACCTGAAACCGAGTCGACCTTGTCGACAGGCATGGTTGCCTCTCCTTGCGGGTGCTTTGGCAGGGGTATTCGTTTCCCGACGAGTCCCTGCGGGTGGCGTATCCGCGGAGGGCTTAGCCCTCGACGCGAGTAGCGAGAGGAAATACCTCTCTAACAGATAGGAAATTCTGTAACACGAGTGATCGCTACGGCCCCGTGTAGTAGAAGACCGTGATGCGCGAGTTGGAGTTCGCACCCGTCGCGGGCGCGACCACCGTGGTGTTGGTGTTGGCGGTCGAGGACTTCAGCGGGATGTCGAAGTTCTGGACCAGGCGGCGAATCTGCCCCTGCACGAGCGCGTCGCCATCCACACCGAACGAGGGCGTGTTCGGCAGGTTGGTGGTGGTGAAGTCCACCACGTTGCTAGCCGCCCGTGCGCCTGTCGCCTGGATCTCCACCACGATGCTGGTGATGTAGTGGAACAGCCCAGCACCAGCCGCTGGCAGCGTTGCGGTTACGGTCGTGTTGGCAGCGCTGGTCGCCTGCTGCACCAGATTGGCCGACTTCGGGAAGACGTTGATCGAGCCATCGGTGTTGACCGCCATGATGTCGGCCAGGTCGGTGACGACCACCCGCCAGGACGTCGCTACCGACCCTGGAGGCCCCTGGTTGGCCATCATCTGGAGC